CGGTAAAGCTGTCCCGCCTGATAGAAACACCAGACCATGAGGACAGTTGGCTCGATGTCTGTGGCTACGGCGCCCTTGGGGGAGAAAAATAATGGCCTTGCAACTCGCGTTTGATACGCCGAAGTCGGAATGGCTACCGCCAACCGAGCTTCCCAACATCTTTGAAGCCAAACAAATAGCCATAGATGTTGAAACACGCGATCCAAATATCAAAACACTCGGGCCGGGGTGGGCACGAAACGATGGCGAAGTAGTAGGGTACGCTGTTGCCGTCAGCGATTGGTCAGGCTATATACCCATCCGTCATAAATACGGGGGTAATCTGGACGAGCGCATCGTAAACAAGTGGCTAAAGAAAGTCTTTGAGTGCCCCGCCGATAAGATTATGCACAACGCCCAGTATGACGCGGGATGGATACGGCGCATGGGCTTCACGCTCAACGGTCGGATCATCGATACCATGCTTATCGCGGCTCTACTCGACGAAAACCGCTTTAGCTACAGCCTGAACGCTCTGGCCTACGATCATCTCGGTAAAGTAAAATCCGAAAAAGGACTGACAGAAGCCGCAAGAGGATTTGGACTGGACCCAAAAGCCGAGCTCTGGAAAATGCCTGCAATGTATGTCGGACCGTATGCCGAGGGAGATGCCGAACTTACTCTCGAACTGTGGAACTATCTGTCAGGACAACTCGGTAAAGAAGATCTATGGCCTATCGCTAATCTCGAGCTCGATCTACTCCCGTGCCTGATTGATATGACATGGCGCGGTGTTCGGGTCGATCAGGAAAAAGTAGAGCGTACACGCAACTCTCTACTCAAGCGCGAGAAAGAGGTACTGAGCAACATTAAGAAACGAGTGGGCCATGACATCGAAATATGGGCCGCCGCCTCCATAGCGAAGGCATTTGAGGCTCTCAGCATCGAATACCCACGGACCGAGAAAGGCGCACCATCGTTCACGAAACAATTCCTAAGCGATCACAGTCACGAGCTCCCGCAGTTAATTGTCCAAGCCCGTAACCTAAACAAGACATCGGGGACCTTTATCAATACAATTATGAAACATTGTCACTCCGATGGGCGCATACACAGCCACATAAACCAAATACGATCCGACGACGGCGGTACCGTGTCAGGACGTATCTCCATGAATAACCCGAACCTACAGCAGATCCCCGCACGGGATCCTGAGCTTGGTCCTATGATTCGCTCTCTGTTCCTCCCCGAAGAGGGCGAAAAATGGGCTGCGATTGACTTCTCGCAACAGGAACCACGGATCTTGGTTCACTATGCGTATGTCTATGGCAAGAGTAAAGGGCTCACTTTGGACGGTGTAGAAGAATTTGTCCACGGCTATCGGAACAATCCCGATATGGACTTTCATACAATGGTTGCCGAAATGGCACAGATACCACGAAAGCAAGCAAAGACGATAAACTTGGGCCTGATGTACGGTATGGGGGTCGGTAAAATGTCTGACCAACTGGATATCTCGCTTGACGAAGCCAAGGAATTGGTCCGTCAATATCATACACGGGTACCTTTTGTTAAAATGCTGATGACGGGCGTGCAAAACAGATTGAATGACAAGAGCAGTAGCGGTTCTATTCGGTCCCTGTTAGGACGTAAGTGTCGGTTTGATCTGTGGGAGCCCGATACATTTGAGATGAACAAAGCGCTCCCGTACCGCGAAGCGGTGCAAGAGTATGGTGATACAACACGCCTGAAGCGTGCGTATACCTACAAGGCTCTGAATAGATTAATTCAGGCATCAGCGGCTGATATGACCAAAAAAGCTATGATTGATATATATAAAACAGGCCGTATACCGCTCATACAGATCCACGATGAGATAGCCATGTCCGTAAAAGACATGAAAGATGCAGAAACTGTTTCGCAGATGATGGAAACTGCGGTAGACTTAGAAATACCGAGCAAGTGTGATATTGAAGTCGGCCCCGACTGGGGAACTGCTAAATGATATACTGCTAACACTTTTTCGGTTCTTTCCTCCCACCCTAGCCCCGCCAAGCGGGGCTTTTTTTCTTGCATCTTTACATATTATCTTATATAGTCCTGTAAGATACTATATAAGGACACCTTATGGACACAGAAAAATGGAAGTCGGTACTCGTTCCCAAAGAAGTTTACGAGGAAATTAAACGAACAAGTTCGGATCGCGGACGAACTATCAGCGGTCAGCTAAAAATTATTTGGCAAATTTATAATAAATTAAAAGAAAAGCTTGATCCCAAGCCTTGACTAAAAAAAATTTAGTTATAATATGGGATAAATTATATATATTACTATACTATAGGAGAAAGATATGACGAAGAAAGAATATACAGCTCGTACAGAGTTTGATTTGTGGCTAGAAAAGTGCCCCGTATCGAAGTGGTCGCTACGCGAAACGGAGTATCGGGACCATACACAAGTTAATATACGGTTTCGTATACCGCATGAGGGTGAAGCGGTTGAAAATAGTTATATTGTGGACTACAGAGGATTAGACTATGACGCCTAAAGTGCTATACTATGTATTATTTTTAATAACTTTACCTGATGTGGAAGCAAAGGAACATCTAGTGCATCGTATCGTTTTTGAAAAAGAAGAAGATTGCCTGTATCACGCGAAAATGTTTAACCAACATAAAGATCCGTGGGTGCAAAAACCTAATTGTGTGGCGGTAGAAAGCCATTACAGCTATCCCGAAGTACGCATCCCGTTACGCAAGCCCGAGTTTATGAAATGAAATTAGAATATTTAGCAAACATTAATAATTTTCTCAAAAAAACAAATACAGATCACCAAATACGCCACTTTAGTAAAGAAGTTTTAGAAAAACTTAAACGTATGACCCGCCGTAAAAAGAAAAAAGAAGTGGATTACTCTAAAGTTTTTGATGACGAGGAAACAATTAAACGTATTCGGGCCGATATAAATAAGAGATTTATCACGCCTGACGGTTTTAATAATAAAAAACAAATAAAAAACAAAAAAGACTTGTAAAGTCTTATATAGTCGCGTATAACTACATACTGAGGGAAGTCATAGGCCCTCTCCCGTAGTTAAAGAAGAGCCCTCTAGAGATCTAGGGGGCTTTTTTTGTGTTGACAGGCCATTTTATCTGTGATTATATGGGATTATGTCAACTACAGGAGAAAAATATGACAATACGCGATTTTAAAGCCGATTACGAAAAAGATAAGGACGCCATCAACAAAAAAGTAATTGCTACCGCTCGTAAGTTCAAAGACGAGGGCGAGTGCGATATCTGGCACACTATCTGGCACGATGGGGTGCCATATGATATACACCTCATGCTCGATCAATCAATCGAGGAAGAAAAACACGAGTACGAAGCGCTTGTCTATCCCGTCTTGCAAGATGAAAACGGCGAGTGGAGTAGAGGTGTTGTATCTGATCCCGATAATTGTGACGTATTATTGTTTAAACATACCTTTCCAGACAGAGGAGAATGGCAATGACTAAAGTATGGATATTTAAATTTAGAGAAAGCGGTGACGAAGATGATGTAGTCGTGTTTGACTCTAAGCCGTCCCGAGAACAAATGGATCAGGTGCTGTTAGAGTATCTCGATCAGTTGTTCATAGATAACGGCACCACACCCGCTCAAGAACGGGCTAAAGAAGAGGAGTATCTCTACTACGAGGATCTTTGGGAAAGAGAGTTTTTAGACTATCATCTTGTCGAAGCCTCTCGAAAAAAAGAGCACTTGCAACAAAAACTAGCCGAGCTGTACGAAATAGCCGAGAAGATTGATCCCGATACAGCATCCGTCATAAGCATGGCCGAAGAAACGTTGAGGAGAAGCAAATGAAGTATCGCGTAGAAGTTGTGCAGACTACCGTCTTATATATAGAAGCCGATAGCCCCGAAGAAGCGCAAGATATAGCAACAGGCGATTATATTTGGAACGAAGAGCAAACAGCCCCAAATAGTTATGGCGTTTATTTTAACATAGAGGAGCATCGAACATGACAGTACGTGTGCATCTACAAAGCAATTCGGGCTCTTGGTCCGAGGAAATCGCAACGTTTACGTGCGAGGAGTATTACGAGGTCTGCATCACGGCCCTCGCAACATGGGCCAAGAAGAATGGCCATATAATAACTGAAAGCCTAGAGGAGGACGATAATGACTAAACAAGCAAGCATAACCAAAGCATGGACCATAAGCCACGAACAACGGGTCAAGATATCTCAAAATATGCAATGCATCGTAAATATTGAATTAGCCACAGCAGAACATTGCCCAATAGATTACAACGATATCTGCAATCTCATGTCCCTAAAATGGGACTTGTTCAATATACTTGGGATTGACCATCAGAAAAATGAAGAGGGGCATCGTAGTATTTATAATAAATTAGTGCTAAAAAACGATGAATAAAAAAAAGCTCCGCATTGCAAAGAAAGTTCTACTGAGCTTGATAGATGACTCTTACGACACGCTCCGTAATTGTCCCGAGGCCCGACAAGATCCGTCCAACATACACGCCACAGTAAAAGAACTAAAAGGCGCGATTGACGAAATCGATAGACATATTAGTATGGAAGACAATGGAGCAGATACTTAATTATATTATCGAATATGGGGAGCGCGGCTTGCTCCCCGATGACGTTGAAACACAGAAAATTATAAAAATAGCCAAGTATATAAAATACACAAACCTAGTTTATATCGCGCAAGATTTTGAAAACCTCGCCGATATGATCTTACACGAGGATCGAGATGGACATAAAAAACATTGATACAAAAGTCGTAGGCAACCACTCACAGGCAATGAAACACATGGGTAAGCTCAGTTTGAAGATCGAAACTATCACAGATCAGGTAGAAAAGATGATACTGGATTATAAAAAAATCAATATTAATAGTCCGCAGATCTCGGCTCACGAAGCGTCATACAATGTCGGGGCCGTAGAAGCCCTAGAAAAAGTTTTAGAAAATTTAAAAAAAGATTGTAAGGACTTTGCCTGACGTATACGTCATCAAAGAAGTAGTCGGGCCTGACAAAAAGGTTCAGTACTATATAGAAGGGGCGGGCCACCCTATAACAAACAAGGTCGATAATCGAAAAGACGCGGAGCAAATGCTCAAGAAACAAATCGAGTTCGGAGATGGTCGTTTCCGAAATTACTGGCATTTGTTGATCCCACCTATATGACGTTCAGATATTTTTTTTTCTTAAACTTTTATAAAATGGGCGGGATAGGCGGTATGGCGGTATAAACGGCCTGAAGTGCCTTATTTATATATAGAAGATCTATACCACTACTATAACGTTAGTGAAAATGGAGGTGGTATAGCTAGTTAATGGCCAAAAGGTCTTATAGGGGTCTGAGAATTTTTTTTATAATTTTTTTTAGCTGAGTATATATAAGGGCTGAATAAACAATTAGGGTTGACAGCCTTGCATAAACTCCCATATAGTTGTCCGTATAACTACAATGGAGAAAGACTATGACAACTTTGAAAGAGGATCTTAGCAAGGCTTATTTTGATAGTAAGGATTTGCAAGAAACAATAAATAAAACAACTCTTATTGGCCGACACGATCACGATTATGAACTTAAAACTCTTTTCCGTAAGCATGAGGGAACGACAGTTGAAGATGATATCATTGGCGATGTCGTTGATGATTTAGTCGAAACTGTTGAAAGAGTTTCGAGTAGGGTTGATGAGATTATTAAATTAGTTGATGACTTGAAAGATTGGTACGGCCGAGCTGATCAGGATCATCTTGGTCAGGGCGCCGACATAATTGATGATATCATTACGTCTTTTGATTTATTGGTTACTGTTTCTAAAAAGGAGAGCACTAATGAAATTTCTTGATAATAAACGTTTGTGGCGCCAAAGTTTTGGGCACGAGGTTAAGCTTAAAAAGCTTTTGGAAAAGATAGAAATGTATTGTTTCTTTTCTATAGAGGATGCTGAACAATTTTTAAAAGATTTTCCTAATCATCCTGATAAGCTAGAGAGTAAAGCGCGGTTAGAGATCTGCCGAGGAATTTTGTCTATTATTGATAAGGAGAAATTAGATGGTTAAATACCTAACTAAAGATTTAATCTTAAGACTTAATGAAAAAGCGGTGCGTTTAAATAAGAACCGCTCTATTCATCCTAATCATTATTCTGATCTTAATCTTAAAGAAGATATTAAATACCCCGTGGGAATGACGTTGCCTACGGGGCATATGGATCGGGAAATGAGAACGCAGATATATCTAGGCGAGGACAAGGGTAGTATTTGGCTTGATATTGAAATGAAAGATTTCACCAAATTGCCTAGTCAGGAGATAGAAAATGAATAAGGGTTATCAGGCTCTTTCTATCTGTCGGAGCTCGGGCCGTACTTACTGGCATACTTACTATGATAATGTGCCCGCTGTAAAAAAACATCTCGACCGACATTTAAGAAAACCTAGTGATGTTTTCATATATCAGGTCACAAGCGATCCTATCGTGTTTGTTGAGAAGATCTTAGATTATAAGAAAGGGGGTGAGTAGATATTTTTATTTTTAGAATTTTAGGTTGGTTGCTTTACGGCAAAGATTATGATCGATTGCAGAGAAAAGTAAATGAGCCGAAGCGCCGACGCTGAGAATGAGCCCCGCTACTTGACGGGGCTTTTTCTTTTGTATAGTATGGGATATTGTCAATTAACTACATAGGAGAAAAATTATGAAACGTAGTACATATAATAAACCGCATAATAAATTGCGGTTCATAACGCCTGATCAAGTAGCAGAAACATGGGATGGAGTTAATAAAGGTCTTTACTCCGCTCTTTGGCGTAAAGGCGTTAAGGCTATGCGACAACCTAATGAGTTTGATCACAGAGCCGAATATCTTTTTGAAAACTCTGTTGCGTCTTTATGGGATAAATTTTCTAAAGAAGAAAAATCCGAATTAAATAAATTATGTCAGGCGGGTAATTAGAATGATAGATTTATTTGAATGCGTTGAATGCGGAAAATTTCCTCTTGTTTTTGAGGGTGCTGATGAATATGAACCTGATCCGATCACGGGGGAAAAAAGGTGCCTTCAATGTGATATAATGTATAACCCTGATAGATGGAGTGATTAAAATGAAAAACATTAAGCAAAAAGTTTTTATGATACCTTTTAGCAAAGATGACATTTTAGTGATGCTGTCTGTCATAGCGGAGTTTAATACAGCCGTAGCGCGGGGCGAAGCGCAACATAATATAACCCATGAAAAAGAAACAATACGGGGCTTAGTAAATAGGTTATTCCCCTATCAGCGGGCCTTGGTTGAAGATGATCTTGATCTTTTAATTGATGCACAGTTAATGCATACAGCGGGAACCGACGAATGGGCCAATAACTTTTTCAAAGGGCAAGCGCGCAAAAAAGTAAAGCAGAGTTGACTTTATCTTATATAAATGTATTCTTATGGGGCGGGGCAATTCCGCCCCGTTTTATTTTAACTACAAATAAGGAAAAACTATGACAATAGATAATAATGAAAATAAGCTTACTCAGTTAATGAAAAGAGTGCAGGAAGAAGCAAACCGCAAGGCTGATTATATTGTGCCCGCTAATCATATGCAGAAAAGAACAATAGAAGACAATGACGGGAAGATGAAGCCCCAGTTGATAGTCGAACAGCGGGGCGGAGAACCTACCCTTGTTATGGATTTTAACGACGTTTCGTTTAATCAATACGCGGTTTACAATGGTATTGAGAGCCGTACAGCGCGACGCCTACAAGATCAAGCCCCGAGTGAATTTGACGCGCTGTTAAATAGGTTGCATTCTCAAGACAATAATAACCGAATGCTTAGAACGTTTGACAATGGCCCGTCTTCTACTCTTAGAGCTAATTTATCCGACAAATTTAAAACGTTTGATAATTACGATTTTTTAGAAGCTTCTATTCCCGCGCTTTTAGATAACGATCAAGCCCCCGAGATTATGCAAGCCGATTACACCGAAAAAAGAATGTATATGCGCTTCAAGTTTAACAAGCAAACGGGAGAGGGTGCAAACGTCGGTGATCTTATGGCCAATGGTATTGGTTTTTCTAATAGTGAAACGGGGCACGGGTCGATTGCTGTATGGCAGAATTTTTGGACATTGGCGTGTACAAATGGAATGCAAACCGATAACAGAAGCAGAAGCGCCCATATAACAAGCGCCCGTGAAAGCGACGTTTACGGCGTTTTATCGCAAGAAGCAAAAGACGCCGATAACAAGGCTATGGCCCTAAAGCTTCGCGATCTAGTAAGAAGCTATTCAAGCCGTGAAAGCTTTGACGATGTATTGCAAAAAATGCGGTTAGCGGGTGCGGACGTTGCCGAGGGTATTGAGCCCGTTGAGCTTGCCAATAACGCGGGCCGAGTTTTAGCCCTTACCAAACAGGAAACAAGCGGGCTGTTAAATGGCCTTATTTCAACAATAGGGCAAGCGGGCTATGAACGCGATAAACCATTGACCCGCGCGACTTTAATAAACGCCGTGACGGCGTGCCAACATAAGGCCGAAAAAGATGATGTTGATTTATGGCAACGGCGCGGGGGCCAAGTTTTAAATATGCGGGCGTCGGATTGGTCGCGGGTAAAAGCGGTCGCGTAAATTCCAGACCCGCCACGCGGGCGGGCTGGCCTATTGTAAAAATATCAATAAATCGGGCGGGTGTTTACATCCGCCCTTTTTTATGTATATATAAGATAATGTCAATAATACGGGAATTTTAAAAAATGGTTTTATTAGTGAATGAAATGTCTACGGGCAAAAAAACGCGGGGGCTTGCAATAACATATAGAGCGGGCGCGGGTAATAAATTTGGGTCTTGCCCCGCATCTTGCAAGCTTAACGCAAGCGGGCGCGGATCAGAAAAAATAGATCTTGAATATACCCGCGTTTTATATGGGTTTAAACCCGTCGGCGGGTTCGCTTTTACGTTTTCGCATTTCGACCCGTCGCAATGGTTTAACTTGATAGCGCCCGAGAAAAAAAAGGCCGTAATTAATTACAGCGCCGATCTTTGGAGTAAAGCCGTGAAAGCTTTTAGAAATAATATTCCGACTGTTTTTGTTGTTGCCCAAAGTTATTGGGGTGAAAACGCCTTTAAACATAAAGAACGCGACGGCGTGCGGGTTGTTCGTTGCCCTGAAGAATATAACAGCGATAAAGTGAGTTGTTTAAATTGTGGCGGTGAAAAGGGGCCTTTGTGCGCCCGCCCCGATCGGAATTTTATTATAGCCTTTACGGCGCACGGGAACCAAAAAAAGAAAATAAACAACGGCGCCCGCGGGGGCTGTTATGCGGACGGGGGCAACGTTAATATACATTGGAAGCGATTGGCCGATAAACCGCAAGAAAAAACCGACTCGGAAATATTGCGGAAATTTATTAAAACTATTCCGCCCCGCCGTATTTTACGCCACCATATTGCGGGTGATATCGGGCAAGAATAGAGCCCGCCCATAGCGCCCAAATAAAGCCCGCTGACGCGGGCTTTTTTATTTTGGGTTGTCAATATCTCATTTTTTCTTATACTAGGGCAAGCGGGGCAATTCCGCCCCGTTGTTAACTACAGGAAAAAACTATGAATGAAGATCTTTTATCAAAATATTTTTATAAAGAATTTGCGGAATATGCAAATTTGGATATTCCGACGTATTCTAAGCTTTTATTGCACGCGGGCGTTGTTGACGCCTTGGCCGATAAAGATATGGATCGGGCTAAGCTTTTAGTCGATGAATTTAAAAGGGGGGCCAATCATGCGTCTTAATAAGATCCAATTGAACGCCCTTAAACGGCTTTACGATAGAGAAAAGCCCGCTTTAAATATTTACGTTGCGGGTATTCTTAAAGACCGCGTTTCAATAAGCTTTTTAAATTTTCGGCGGGAATGCTTCCCCGAGATCGGCGCCCGTGATACGGCTTTAATAGTCTATAGGGGCGTTACGTTCGGAATAGAGCCCGACGGCCAAATCCATACTTAAAGCCCCTTTACGGCTCAAATTAAGCCCGCCCCGCGCGGGCTTTTTTTTTATTCTTATTTCCAGTTAAGCCCGCAACGGCCCGCCGTCCGCGTGCGATCGTAAACGTACAAGCCCCGCGAACCATGGCCCTAGATCCTAGATCCTAGATCCTAGATCCTAGATCCTAGATCCTAGATCCTAGACCCGCCACGCGACGCGGCTGCACCCTTTTTTAAGATCCGCGACCCGCGATCCGCGACGGCTGCAGCGGATCCGCGAACCATGGCCCCCCGCCCTAGGTTAAAAATTTTCTTCTAGGGGCCCCTAGATATCGGGTCAATTAGCGGGGCCCGAGATCCAAAAATCGCGATAAAATGACAACGGCCCGGTGTTTTGCAAGCGTTAGCTTGCGCCATGTTTTTCACGAATAATCATACAAAAAATCGTATGAATGTTTCACGTGAAACATTGCCTAATTATTGTGCAGAAAAAAGGTTCTTGTTAACTGCCTAAAAAACGTGCATATTATTCGTGTTTGTTAACCATCAACCGAGGTCCGAGAATGAGGAAGCGCAGAGTAGGCAAAACGGGAATACGCCAAGAGACTCGTGGTCGAAAACCCGCCACCATAAAAACCCCTTTGACACGAAAGCAAGAGCTGTTTGTCCGCGAGCTTGTCAGCAAGGATGGGCAGATAACTATGCGTGAAGCGGCAGAGAATGCCGGGTATAGTGCAACGAGTGCTCATACGCGAGCGTATGAGTTAACGAACCAACATATCTCGCCTCATGTTGTTCATGCGATTAGAGAATATCGGCGAGCTTTAGATGAAAAATATAGTATTACGTTCTCACGACACGTGAGGGATTTGCAGCGTATTCGGGACGAGGCCTTAGCGAATGGTGCGTACTCGGCAGCGGTGCAGGCGGAGTTTCGTCGTGGTATGGCGCAGGGCGATATATATGTAAGTAAATCGGAGATACGACACGGGAGCATAGACAGTATGTCTAAGGAAGAAGTTATGAAAGCATTGAAAGAGATAAAGGAGAGTTATGCCCCAGTCACAATCGACATCACCCCAGAAGAGGATAACGATAGCCGTGAAGAAGGAGAGCGGCTTTTACAAACAAGTGAAGGAAGCGGCGCAAAGAGTAAGTCGAAAGCTGTCGCTAACGCGAATTGAAAACTGGGTCGGAGCAGGAATCCCGGATGTCTTGCTCTGTGATATCCATGGTTGTTTTCATTTTGTTGAGCTCAAGTTTACGACGACGAATAAAGTAGATCTGCGCCCGTCGCAGGTAGCGTGGCTCACGAAACACAAACACGCTTCGTGTTGGATATTAATTAAGAAACAGGCAAAGCCGTCCGAGCGAGCCGAATTATTTTTGTTTAAGGCGGAAGATGCGATAGATTTGAAGATGGATGGGTTGAAAGATAAGAAGCCGGAGTTTCATTGTATGCAGCCGTTTCGTTGGGATGATATGTTTTTTAAAATCGCAGGGGCCCCCTGATGGATGTTTCGGAGCAGGAGGCCAAGCTTACGCTGCGACTGGCACAATTAGAAAAACACGAAAGGTGTCAGGAAGATTTTTTAATTTTTGTAAAAAATATGTGGCCGGATTTTATTGCCGGTCGGCATCATAAGATTATTGCGGAGAAGTTAGAGCGTGTGGCTAAAGGTGAGCTGAAGCGGTTGATTATTAACATGGCCCCGAGACATACGAAGTCGGAGTTTGCAAGCTTTTTGTTTCCGGCGTGGATGATGGGCCGTAATCCCAAGATGAAGATTATTCAGGCGACGCACACCACGGAGTTGGCCGTGAACTTTGGACGTAAGACCAAGAACCTTATTGATAGTGATGAGTACAAGGATATCTTTCCGACCGTTAATTTGTCTGCCGACAGTAAAGCATCCGGTCGTTGGGACACGACATCGGGCGGTATGTATTATGCGGTAGGGGTTGGTTCGAACTTAGCGGGTCGTGGTGGAGACTTGGTGATTATAGATGATCCACACTCGGAGCAGACGGCGATGTCTAATTCGGGTTTTGATGATGCGTGGGACTGGTATACTGGGGGCCCCCGACAGAGACTACAGCCGGGCGGTAGTATTGTTTTGGTGCAGACCCGGTGGTCCGAGAAGGATATGACGGGACAGTTGATGCGTGCGATGGCTAAAGATGAATTAGCGGATCAGTGGGAAGTTGTGGAGTTACCGGCGATTTTTACGGATGGCAGTCCCTGTTGGCCGGAGTTCTGGAGCCTCGAGGATTTAACGGCGGTCCGCGCCTCGATACCGCCCAGTAAATGGAATGCGCAGTATCAGCAGAATCCGACGGGGGAGGAGAAT